TAATACAAGTACCCCGAGGCTGTTCGAGTAGCTCCAGAAGCTGATTCTTCCTGTGCTTTTGTAATAGTAATAGTTTCTGTTGCTGTTATAGTGCTATCTTCTGTCTCCTCTACAGTCACAGTGAATACAAGGGCTCCACCAGCAAAAGTAATTGGATTTGCACCGTCATTCGCAGCACTGTGCAGAGTTACAGAGTGAGGCTCTGAAGCGATTGTAGTAAAACTTGTCTGAGCACTTTGGTCTGTCTGACTAAAGCCTGCTCCGTTTACCTTTATCTTTGGTGCTTCGAACCCAACTGTCTGGACTTTTAGAGTTATATTATCGAAATCAGTTTTGATAGCCCCGTCGCTGCCGTACATAAGGGACATGACATTTGGAGTAGCGATTACAGCACGGGAGTTATCAGATAAAGGACTGGTAAGTGTAAGATGAGGTTTTAGTTCGTATCTTAAAGAAGCAGATAGACTTGGATCGTATGTAACATCTCCTATGATAAAATCTTTTAAAAAGTCTGGGTTAAGCTCGTCTCCTTGTGGGGTTGTTCCGGCATTTACAGCCGAAGTAAAACTCCTATCCAAAAACAGAACAGTATCGCTTTCTATATACGTAACTCTTGCCGCTTGGCTAGAAGAAAACTTAATAACCCTACCAGGAGTTATGCCGGTAAAACTTGTATTTGTTCCAACTACTTTATTTGAGTTTGCTGCAACAGCAACTGTACCACTTAAATTTGTCCAAATACTGTTTACATCTGCAATGTACTTATCTGCGTCAAACCAATAAGAAATATCTAGGTTATCGTCTCTTTTCCACGCAATTAGTCTAAGCGGGTCGTTTGATCCATGGCTAACATTAGAAATATCATAAAATAAATGTCCTACTGCAGCATTATTACTATCTTTAAACCCAGTATAAGACCCGCTAGAAAGACCTGCAACGGACTGACTAATTGAAGAAGCATTACTTGAGTTATTAGGTAGAAGAGTCGATACAGTTGTTCCATCAAATAAAGAAAATGTAAGCGGTTGTAAGCCAATTCTATAAGACTCTTTCTTGAAGAAAACATTTCCTGTACTTTTATTTATATCAATCGCAGAGGTACAAACACCTCCTTGGCTTAAACCATGAAGTCTGTTTCCGCCTGCAAACACATCTCTAATTGCTATATACTGAGTTATAGGCCTAGATCTTCTTCCTAGATTACTTATTGTTCTCACTTGTACTCTATATGTATTATCTCGTATATTTGTTATTAGAACACTTGTATCTGTTGCTGAAGCTTTAACTTCAACATTGCGAAGATCGTCAGTAAAATTATGAGTAACAAGAAACCCCTGTGCCGTATCATAGTTATCAGGAGCATCCCATTGTATAAGAACCTCCTCCCCTTCTTTATGAGGGGTCGAGACTCTAAGTATTCTTAGGTTTTTTGGTGCGGGAGGTGTAGTACGCGCTGTTTCTGGAGGAAATACAGGGTCAACAATAGATAGTCTAAAATCCTCTTCTATTGAATCAAACTTTGCATTATAGTGCTCTACTGCTGTTATAACATATTTTCCCTCTTCTGTATTTTCAACAATACCAAGTATTTTATATTGTTTTGGAGACGATAAACTTTCTATTCCTGAGGACGCTGTTTGTTTTATAGCCCAGATTGCTTCTGGTAAATCTGTAACATCGTCTTCGTCTAAAGAGGTTGATAATTGAATTTTTGTCTTTCCATCAACTGCAGCAGCAGGAACCTGTACTGTTGCTCCTCCTACTGTTGAAGTTCCAGTAAGAGCTCTTTTCTGAACAGTACTAGACTCATTTAGTAAAAGAGATACAGGATTATTACTATCATCTAAAGCATTGCTTATATTTAATTTACTTGTTGTTGAACTAGTAACAACTAGGGTTGTTTGAGAACCTCCTGAGACAGTCCTAGCAGTTGTAACTATATCACCTCTATTAACGGTGGCTCCGTTAATTGTAGCCGAGTCCTGATTAAGTATAGCTGCCCTTTTTGGAATAATAACAGAAAGCTCATAGGTATAGCCCGAAGTCGGAAGAAAAGAGTCTATGTTCCTATCAAGAGTAAGAAAATTGCCTCCCGATTCTGTATATGAACTTACTCTCCCACTAAAAGGTATATTAAAATCATCACTATCAGAAATATTTATAACATCTCCGGGGGATAAGAAACTTGCATTTATTCCTGTTTCAAAATTAACTACTTCTGTTTGATTTATTGCGGTCCAAAGCTTCCATCTACCATACCGTATAGCCTGTCCTTCAGAGGTGCATCCAAAAGCAACAGCAGTCTCTTTTATTAGCTTTCCTGTCTTTATTATATTTTCACGATCTTCTACAATTAAAGGTTCAAGTTTATAATTAGACGCAGGATTATTCCATGATACAATATATTGATTTGCACGAGTTTTACTGCCTGTGCTTTCGTATTGAAAATTACCATCTATGACATTTGATTTAGAAAATTGGTATATTGGCTCTTTAGCTTCATCCATAACCGGAGTTACTAAGCCGTCCATCCAATAGAGCATACCTCTAAAAATTGTTGCAACATCTTTTAGAACTTTATAAGCATCAGTGGCTTTTTGAAAGTAAAGATTTGCAGTAAAGCGTGGTTCTTTACTACCTTTTCCATCGGGCACGAGCTCATCACAATACCTTCCAATTTTATAAAGAGAATATACGTCTATATCTTGTGCCCTTAAATATTCTCCTAGGCCATACCTATTATTTGTAAGAATATCATAAAATACCCAAGCAGGATTATTTGTATAAACTTTATCAGCCCTAAGATTTCCATCCCACGCTTGAGCTGCCGGATTTCCACTCCCATCAACTTGCGGTACCCCAGTAGTTACGTGCCTACTATATAATGCTACGGTTTCTGCTGGGTAGACCACCCCATCTACCGTTCTACCAGCTGCGGTAGTGTTTTCATCCCTTGTTATGTAGTTTGAAGGGACACTTACTTTAAGACCTTTTACCTCATAAGAACGACGAGGAAGGCTAGGAAATTGTTTTGAGTTAAAAGATAAAGCTGCAACGGAAGTATGCGGAAAGTTTAGCCTTTCTGTAAGTATTGCACTTGCAGACATTATAACTGATGTAGAAATATGTTTCCACTTGTCTTCTACAGGGAAGTTACTTAAGCTTCCTTCATGTCCCGTTCCTCTATTAAGTCCTCGATTAGGCCTGCCATCATGATTTGTTATACGAGTAATTCTTATTGAAAAGTCAGTAAAAGGCTGAAAAGGTGCTAAATCTACATTAAATTCTAAAGTTTGGGCGGTTTTTACTTGCCCTGCATGAGCCATAAGATTTTCAGTAGCAGTACCTATACCACTTACTCTGTCACTTGGCTCGTTTGGCCCCCCTGCAGAGACGAAAGTAAATCCAGAGCCTCTATTTATGCCAACTTCAACTCTATATGCTATACCTATAGTATGGTCTCTACCATTGCTTTCATCATAAGCATAAAATCCTTGAGGGTAAGAAAGTAGAACTCGAACTCTATCAACTTCTCTTTTCTGCCCTCCTGTTAATGCATCGGAACTTATAGTTTTTGCAGTATCTTTTTCAAGGTCCCCAGAGGGTATATTTAAAGGAATTGAAGTATTACCCTCTCCAATAATCCCACCTAAAGGACTTTGCGCAATAGTTCCTGTTCTAAACTCATAAGTAGAACCTGGATATTTTTTATTTTGCTGGAGACCCGGAGCATTAATGGGCCCTTGAAAATATATATTTTTACCGCTAAAAGCAAGAGTAGATGCGGAAGCAAGAGTTACACTCGTTCCGCTAATTGCAGCAACTTTGTAAAAGACAGTAATTTTAATTTTATGGCTATTTCCACTTGCCGTATCCTCTGCATGAAGATAATTTTCTCTTCCAGACAGTTTATTTGTTTTCCACTGAATTACTGTGCCGCTTGTAAAAGTAGTCACATATCCTACTAGTTTTTGTCTACTGTGAGACAGAGTGAGCTCAATGAGAGCATCTCCATGTGCTAAATTTTTCGCACTTATCATTCCATATTCACTTGGGTCATGAATCATTGTATTTTGAAAAATGCTGCTTGTAGCAGTCATTGTTGCGATCATACCCCAACTATATGATTGTCCTTGATCCAGGCTTGAACCTACACTAGATAATTCTACTGTTCCTTCAAGAACGTCTTTTACACCTAAAAATAAGTCTCCGTCTTCATCTGTTTTGGTTTGAGAAACTGAGCTAGTTAAAGTAACTGCGGTGCTGTTGTTTGAACAAGATGCCGTAGTAGTACTGGTAGGAATAAAGGGTGCCTCTCCAATATCAAAAAGGGGGTCTCCATTTAAAAAGATACTAGATCCGCCTTCTGCAAGGCCTTGTATCTCTCCTTCTGATATTATCTCAGCTAAAATAATGTTTTGACGGTCAGAAGTTGATGTTGCTTGTGAAAGCACATCGTTTCCAAAAGATGATTTTCTTCTATCTCGTGCTGTTAATCCTGCTTGTGTACTCATCCTGAATTTACCCCGAAGAAAGAAGATCCAATAGCTGCACCTGAGTTTGTAATATTTTCCATTTCTGTGTCCCCGTCAAGTCCTTCTTGAAAAGGCCCGCTACTATTTGAGTCAGGAGCAAAATTAGAAAGCTCAAAATTTATAGGCTGGCCCGGTACTTCTAGTTTTCCATATAGAACGGGAACAGGGTCTCCTTCAATAATATTCTGTTCCTGTCCATTAAATAAATAAGATTCTTCTTGGTCTGCATCAACCGAAGGGTCAGGAGACATCGCCTCCATCAATCCAGATAATGCAAGAGAAACAGATAAACCTAATGCTATATAGCCAAATGTTGTAAAAGCTATGCTAGACCCTAAAAAGCCTGCACCTGCTACCATAGTTTGAGTTCCAAAAATTCCTCCCAAAGTACCTGCCATTCCAGGTGCCGCAGCTCCTGCAGTAAAAATTACAAGAGCAGCTATAGCTAACGCGGCTAGTATTTTCTTAAAACCGCCGCCTGCCCCTTCTGCGACAGGAGTAATCGTAACATCTCCCTTGTGTAAAGGTAGAAGCAATTCTTCTTCATACTCTATTTCTTCTCCTGCAACATCTATTGCGAATCCTATTCCTTTTTCATGACAATCTAATAAATACTTTTTTAAAGATGAGTTATTAACTTCTATTACTTTAAAAACGTCTCTTACTGTGGGAGCATTTATAGTCATCTTTTCTCCAAAAAGACGGCCCATTTCTCCTTCTATGTATACATTACGCTGCATATCTATAAGCTCCTACTAACCATTTGTGCCACTTTGGGTAAATACCTTCTCTACAAGAAAGCTGATTCTCTGCATGGTGATAAAATATATCATTGCCTAAATAAACTCCACAGTGGTTGTTTATCTCTGAAAAAACTTTAAAAATTAAAACATCATTTACCTGTAAATCAGTTTGCATATCTACAGGGTGTCCTCCCCAGTTTTTTATCATGTCTTCGTAAAAGTAATCTATTCCCTTGTCCCAGTAATCCTCTACAAACATCGCTCTTGGAGGAAGTTCAATATTTTGAGTTAATAAGTAATCTCTCATTGCCTCAAAACAGTCTGCCTTACCAAATTCATATTCTCTACCAAAAAGATCAGCAGTATTTATCTCTGGCTCTATGACCGTGAGATCCATACTAGGATAGCTGAATATGTAAAACTTTTTCCCCATTGCATTACAATTATTAATATCTAACTCACTGGCTTCTGAAGGCTGATCGGGGTGGCTATGTACTATTCCTATAATGTCGGATGTTCTTGCAATTTTCAGATACTCTTTAGTATCTATTATAAAGTGGTTGTTTTCTTCTGCTATATTTGTGCAAGGAAACCACCTTTGTTCTCCCTTTACTACCGAGAGTATACCACATCCTTCTCTTGGGTATTCTTTCTCGAAATGGCTTCGTATTTCTTCTAAAAAATTCAACTATCTAAACTTCCTTGTTCCTGGAAACGCTCCAAAAGGTAAAATTGCTTTAGTTGCTAGTTCAGTTGAGGGTATAAAAGCATTTCCTGTTGCAGTTGTTGCACCTATTGCTTGGTACCTTAACTTACAAGATTGTAATAATTTACCACACGTATCTGCTCTCACCCAAAATGCAGCACCTCCTTCTGGAGCATTGTCATTAGTTGAAGTGTGTGCTACTGTTGCCCTCCAAACGAGCCCATCTTTTAAAACTATTGAGTTACGTTTAGGATCTGTGGTATTTATAGTATAACTTTGCCCGCTTGACCATGTTGTATAAACTCTTACTATTCTCCAGAATACTTCTCCTGCTTCTGGGTCATTGCCTTGATTAGAAGCAGCTTTTGACTGATAATATATGTTATTTTTAGTAACAAAAGCATCCAAAGCATATGAAGTTGAATTAGACCAAGCATTTACTGTTCCCAAAGATGAAAGTTGCAGTATAGGCTCATCATGCTCATTTACAAAAAGATTATAAGAGCTGGTTCCATCATTTATTTGGTTATTTTGTTTCCATACACAAGCACCTCTCCTGTCAGAAGCTATTATTTCTGACCGTGCGGCTTGATACTGCCAACCACAATATTTTCCAACTACTGTTCTTGAGGGCACTCTAAAACCTGATAGGTCAAAGGGAGCAGCAAGTTCAAGAGTAACAAATAAGTTTGTTTTTTGCTGTATCCTATCAACGATGTAGACATCTCTTGGGAACTCAATAGTAGGACTGCTTAAGTATTTTTCTAAAGTTTTTCTTCGAGTCAAGGTTGAGCCCACTAAATCGTCCAATTTAAAAGTAGATGCTACTACTGGTTCACCATCAACTGTAGAGTTCCATGTCCCATCTTCCATTTGTGTTTTAAACTTAGAGCCTGCTTTTATCAAAGACTCTACATTGGCTATGGTAATAGTGGGTCTTGCTATTGCACCGTCCCCTGTTATCTCAACTCCTGTTAAAAGAATTGGAAGGGCTATATAAGTTTTGCCGTCGTAAGTTATATCGTCTGAATTATCATTTTTTCCGTCGTGAAAATACAAGATATTAGTAGTATTATTACTAACAGAATCCACTCCTATTTGTAATTCGAAAAATTCTAGATAGCCACTATTAATCTCTTGTTTTGCAATATCTACTGCTAAATCTTCGCTCATGGCTCATATACCCTTCTAAATTGTGTTTGTATATTGTAATGATCAGAGTTAGAGTAGTTTACTGTCCAATTCTCACATACAACTTTTATTTTCCTTTCATTTGGGTTCGTAAAAGTTAGAGTAACACTATTACTAATTGTTTGCTCTGTATCAACAATTATGGTTGCTGTAGGAGCTTGATTTTCTGTAACTTTGGGAGTTCCATCTACGCCTGTTCCTGTAACTGTTGAACCTACAGAAATGTCAAAGTTTGCAGAAGTAATTTGCAGAGTTAAACTGTCTGTAGGACCTGCAGCAAGAACAGAGGTAGTTGTCGAAGTAGAATTTGTATCGGGATACGTAAAGTCAAAGGCAGCTACCCCTGCTTGCGTCTCTAAAAAAGCTACGAGATCGTCCGCATCTAACTTTGGTTTGTTTACAAAACTCACTTGAAAAGTGTCAACTATATTATTTATACCTTCTGCGAGTCTTTGCTCATACCCATCCCCAAATGCCTGTCTACGAACACGAGGGGCTTGGTTTCGAGCAAGAGTTTTGTCGGGTATAAATAATTTACCTGAAGCTATAAATCCTATTGCCATTATGTTGCTCCATAAGGGCTAAGTATTCCACCCGAACGTTTTTGGTTGTGTAACTCATCTTGAACAGCCTTTGCAAGTAAGGCCCCCATTCTTTCCGCATTTTGACCATTAGACTGACTTGAAGTTTGTGATCCTCCAGAGTTATCCATATTTACATTAACTGTTACATTGTTCTGTTGTCCCATACTTCCGCTCATTTCTACAGGGATATGGCGGTTATCAGGAAGGGGCACTACAGCTTCGTTTCCATGAAGTACAGCATTATATCCTTGTTGAGGGCCTCTTGCCATTCCTCCACGACTATAATTTCTTAATGGAGAAGTATACCCTCCTCCTGCATATTGTTTCTTCTTATCCATGGAAGTAATACCACCTGAGGCCATAGATACACCACCGTCTGCAAAGAATCCTCCAAACAGAGATCGAATAGCTTTCAGTGCAAGTTCTTGAGCGATTATCTTTGCTAAATACATGAGCATTGATTTTGCCATGTCAGCAAAAGCCTCTTTTGCACTCTTGGCACCTGTAATCATACTTTCAAAAGCCCCAGTCATGCCTTGCTTTAAGGTGTCTCGTAAGCCTTGCATATTCTGTAAGTTTCTTTCTACATCTACTTCTTGTTGGGCTTGCTGAAGCATTACGTCTCTTTGCTCTTCTGATACGTCTACTCCCTCTTTTCTAAGTTCAAGTATTCTTTGGTTTACTAGTTCTGCTTCTTTTGTCATTGCAAAATTTTGAGTTTGATAATTAAGTGCCTCAATTCTAGCTGCATTTGTCTTCATCATTGTTGAAAAAGTTTCTTTATGG